AAATCAAGGACTTAGCGTTTTTCTACCCCCCAACTTTCGGCGGCGTACACAGCGATACCCCCCGTCAATGGTACCTAAAAGTATCCCGTGCGAAAAAATCGCTACGCTACAGAGTCTTGCGAAATTATGATAAAGGAACTACACTAATGGCATCGGCAACAAGCCTGCGACATGATATGACACTACAAATAACGCCTGAGACTGGGGTTCCAGTAGGCAAACGAGCACCAAAAATAGACTTGAAGGCCCGCGCTGCGGCGTGCGCTAAGACAGTGTCTTTACTTTCTACTCACGGATTAGACACTCAGCCGACTGGGGAAGACCAAGAAACCGCAGCCGCTCTAGCCGTTGCCTATGCAGCCGACCCCGACAAAGCCTCTAAAGCGGTTACAGATAAACGTGCATCGCAACTCACCCCTGCAGTGCTGCAGGAAACAAATACTATCTTGTCAGAGTGGGGCCGTGGCGTTGTCGATTCCGCCGTTGCGGTACGTCACTTGGTTACCAATAAACTTATTACGGAAACTGAGAACCCAGACCCACGGGTGCGGTTGAAGGCGTTGGAGTTGCTAGGCAAGATCAGCGATGTGGGTCTGTTTGCAGAGAAGTCTGAGGTGACAATAACCCACCAGACAACAGATGATCTAAAAGAGAAGCTAAGACAGAAGCTGCAGAAACTTACCCGTGCACACACCCAAGACCCCATAGAAGATGCGGTTGTGTTGGATGGACATGCGGTAGACGTGGATAAGGAACTCGGGTTCGACGATGAATAAGATTGTCGATATTGGCGATGCCGAAATCGAAGCGCTACTTGAGCGACTGGATGACCTGACCCCTGAAGAAATGCAAGAGATCGACCAGATGGTGGACGAGCTGGCGACCCGCAAGGCGAATCAGTCAGCGTTCGATGACCTGTTGGCGTTCTGTAAGAAGATGGACCCAAACTATATCGTGGGGCGGCACCACCGCATCCTTGCGAATATGCTGATGGATATCGAGAAGGGGAACAAGGACCGTATATGTGTTAACATGCCACCACGTCATGGCAAGTCTCAGTTGGTCTCTATCTTCTACCCCGCGTGGTTTCTTGGGCGTAACCCTGATAAGAAGGTCATGATGGTGTCACACACCACAGACTTGGCGGTAGATTTCGGGCGGAAGGTTAGAAACCTGATCGCAACCGATGCATATAAAGAAGTATTCCCCACCGTGGCGCTGGCTATCGACAGTAAATCGGCAGGGAGGTGGAACACAAACCAGAAGGGTGAGTATTTTGCCTGTGGTATTGGTAGTTCCATCGCGGGTCGAGGTGCCGACCTCCTCCTCGTGGATGACCCACACTCGGAACAAGACGTGTTGAACGGAAACTTTGAGGTGTTTGATCGTGCCTACGAGTGGTTTACGTTCGGTGCTCGGACACGTTTGATGCCGGGTGGTCGTGTTGCAATCATCCAAACACGTTGGCACCTCGACGACCTCACAGGCCGTGTAACTAGAGACATGGTGAAGAACGACAAAGCCGATCAGTATGAGATCGTGGAGTTCCCAGCCATCCTAGATATAAAGAAAAAGAACAAAGTTGTGCAGAAACCGCTCTGGCCTGAGTTCTTTGACATGGCAGCGCTTGAACGTACGAAGGCGTCGATGCCTGTGTTCCAGTGGAACGCCCAGTACCAGCAGCAGCCCACCGCCGAAGAGGCCGCGCTCATCAAGCGGGAGTGGTGGCAGATATGGGAGCACGACGACCCGCCCCCATGTGAGTATATAATAATGACGCTGGACGCCGCAGCCGAGACACATAACCGTGCCGACTTTACGGCTATCACCACGTGGGGCGTGTTCCTCAACGAGCATACTAACGCGCACAACATAATATTGTTAAATAGTATAAAAGAGCGTATGGAGTTCCCTGAGCTTAAACGCGTTGCGATGGAAGCGTATGATGACTGGGAGCCAGATGCGTTCATTGTGGAGAAGAAGAGTGCAGGTACAGCACTCTATCAGGAGTTAAGACGTATGGGTCTACCTGTTCAGGAGTTCACACCACACCGAGGGTCGGGCGACAAGCTCGCGCGGTTGAACTCTGTGGCAGACATTGTGGCTTCCGAAATCTGCTGGGTTCCTGAAACTCGTTGGGCTGAAGAAGTTGTTGAGGAGATAGCGGGATTTCCTTTTATGTCGCATGATGACTTAGTTGATGCTACAGTCATGGCACTAATGCGATTTCGTAATGGTGGGTTTATCCGCCTACCCACCGACGAACCAGAAGAAATGCAATATTTCAAACAACGCCGGGGCGGCTATTACTAAGGATTGAACTATGGCTATCGAAAAAGGAATATATTCTGCCCCAGAGGGGATCGAAGACGAAGAAATGGAGATGGAAGGTCAAGAAGTTGATCTGGACATCGAGATTGTAGACCCTGAATCGGTCACTTTGAGCGATGGGAGTATGGAGATCACTCTAGTGCCCGACGCCGAAGTGTCTGATATGGCAGATTTTGACGCAAACCTAGCTGATTTTATGGAAGATGGCGACCTACGAGAGCTATCAGATGACTTAGTCGGGCTGATCGAAGCGGATATCGACAGTCGGAAGGACTGGGTTGACGCCTATGTGCAGGGTTTGGACGTGCTTGGCTTCAAATATGAGGAACGTACGCAGCCTTGGGAGGGCGCGTGTGGTGTTTTCTCTACAATTCTCGCGGAAGCAGCCATCAGATTCCAAGCTGAGACAATGTCAGAGACGTTTCCAGCCGCTGGGCCTGTAAAAGTTAAGATTCTTGGGGACGAAACCAAGGAGAAGACTGAGGCAGCGCAACGTGTTAAAGCGGATATGAACTATGAGATCACCGAACGGATGATTGAGTACCGCTCTGAGCATGAGCGGATGCTGTACAGCCTTGGTTTGGCAGGTTCTGCGTTCAAAAAAGTGTACTTTGACCCTAATATGGGACGCCAAGTCTCTATTTATATCCCTGCAGAGGACGTAATTGTGCCATATGGCGCAAGTCACCTAGAGACAGCAGAGCGTGTTACGCACGTAATGCGTAAAACTAAGAACGAAATGATGAAGCTGCAGGCGGGTGGCTTCTATCGTGAGGTTGATTTAGGCGAACCACAGCCATACCACTCGGATATTGAGGAGAAGAAGGCCGAAGAGGGCGGATTCAACCTCACAGACGACAACAGATACGCGTTATACGAGTGTCACGTCGAGATGACTATACCGGGCGTTGATGACGAGGACGATTTACCTAAGCCATACGTTGTGACTATCGAACGTGGGTCAGGAGAAGTTCTATCTGTACGCCGTAACTACGAAGAATCTGACGAACTCACCATGAAGAACCAATTCTTCGTGCATTATCCCTATGTTCCGGGGTTTGGGTTCTACGGATTGGGTCTAATCCACATCATTGGTGGGTATTCTCGCGCAGGTACGTCCCTGATTCGCCAGTTGGTGGACGCAGGTACGCTATCTAACCTGCCGGGTGGTCTGAAAACGCGTGGTTTGCGCATTAAAGGTGACGATGCGCCCATCGAACCCGGTGAGTTTAAGGATGTAGACGTACCATCAGGCAGTATCCGTGATAATATCATGACATTGCCCTATAAAGAGCCGTCTCAAACACTCCTTACTTTGTTAGACCGTATTACGCAGGAAGGTCGCCGTCTCGGGGCTATCTCAGACCTAAACATCTCTGATATGTCCGCAAATGCACCTGTTGGTACAACATTGGCGCTCTTGGAGCGTACATTGAAGCCGATGGCAGCGGTACAGGCGCGTGTTCACTACGCTATGAAACAAGAGTTCAAGCTCTTGAAAGCGATCATCGCAGAACATGCCCCCACTGAGTATGCATATCTGCCTGAGCGTGGGGAAGTTAGTGCACGTCAGCTAGACTATATGATGGTGGACGTGATCCCTGTCAGTGACCCTAACAGCTCTACAATGGCACAGCGTGTTGTTCAGTACCAAGCGGTGCTACAGATGGCACAGTCTGCCCCACAGATTTACGATCTGCCGATTCTCCACCGTGAGATGATGGAGGTTCTAGGAATTAAGAACGCAGATAAGATTGTACCAACAAAAGAAGACGCTAAACCTACAGACCCTGTCAGTGAGAACATGGCAGCGTTGATCGGTAAACCGATGAAAGCGTTTATCTACCAAGATCACCAAGCGCACATTGCATCCCACATGTCTTTCCTACAAGACCCCATGATTGCGCAGATGATAGGCCAAAACCCACAGGCCAAACAAATCCTTGCATCCTTGCAAGCGCACATCGCCGAACACCTTGGATTCCAGTATCGTCAACAGATCGAAGAACGTCTCGGCGCACCACTACCTGCACCTAATGAGGAGCTACCAGAAGAGATCGAAGTACAACTATCTCGCTTGGTGGCAGACGCAGGTAAACAACTTACTCAGTCTCATCAACAACAAGCCGCACAGCAGAAAGCGCAGGAGCAGGCAAAAGACCCAATGCTGCAACTTCAACAGGCAGAGCTTCAGGTTAAGGCCCAAGAGGTCGAACGTAAGAAGGTCAAAGATCAGGCTGATGCAATCATTAGAGCAGAACAGCTCAAACTACAGCAAGCAAAAGCAGCTACAGATGCCATGATTAAGGCTGAAGAGCTTAATGTAGATAAAACAGAACTCGCCATCGACGCTGAAGTAAAAGGCGTAGAGATGGAACGAGCACGCCGTGAAGCACAGGTTAAGACCGCTGTGGAGATGGCGAAACTACAACAACCAAAACGAGGAGAGTAATACTACATGGCAAAAACCGTCTTTGACGTGCTTATAGAAAACATCGATGAGCAAGTCTCATCTGCAGAAACCTTTCTATCAGGTGGCTCCGCTAAAGAGTACGCCGAGTATAGAGAGATTGTAGGTTTGATTCGGGGTCTCAATGCCTGCAAAACGTTTGTTCAAGACCTCTCGCGAAACTTTATGGAAGATGATGATGACTGAAGCAGCAGTTAAAATTACAAAAGAAGAAGAGTTTGAGGCACAGCTTCCTACTCCAGCAGGGTATAAGTTGCTTATTGCACTACCCAAAGCCTCGGATACTTACGAAGGGTCAAGTATCCTCAAGCCTGAAAAAGAGAAAGACCTAGACCATATTATGTCCATTATTGGGCTTGTTATGGACGTGGGTCCACAAGCGTACGCTGACAAAGACCGTTTTCCTAATGGTCCGTGGTGTAAGCAGGGTGATTACGTTATGTTCCGTATGAACTCAGGTACTCGGTTTAAGTTTGGTGGCACAGAATATCGTTTGATGAACGATGATAACATCGAGGCAGTTGTAGCTGATCCTCGTGGTATCACACGTGCATAGGAGGCAACATGGCTTTTCAGAAAGTAGAATTTGAATTTCCTGATGAGGAAAAGGACGACGACACAGTCGAGATTGAGATTGAGCCGTCATCCGCAGAACCTATGCAGAAGGGCAATAAGCCCCAAGAGACAGAGGTTGAAGTAGAAGAGGAAGCACCAAAGCAAAAAGCTAAGAAGCCTGCTCGTGCAGAAGAAGACGACGACTTTGAAGTTGACATAGTTGACGATACCCCGAAAGCAGATCGGGGGCGTACACCGTCTGATCCTCCTGAAGATGTTACTGAAGAAGAACTTGAAAATTATTCAGAGCAGGTTCAGAAACGCATAAAGCATTTTACTAAGGGGTATCATGACGAACGTAGGGCCAAAGAAGAGGCATTACGCGCACGTGACGAACTGGAACGTGTCACTCAGCAACTACTGGAAGAGAATAAAAAACTCAAAACCAGTAGCACAAAGAGTCAAACTGCTCTTATCGCACAGGCAAAGAAAAACGCGGAGACGCAACTAAATGCTGCCAAAAGTGCTTATAAGACAGCGTATGACTCAGGTGACTCTGATGCAGTACTAGATGCACAAGAAAAGCTATCAGATGCTAAGATTAAACTCGACAAGTTAAATAATCTTAAAGCACCAACTTTACAGGAGGAAGAAACTCCTGTAGCATCACAACCACAAACCGCCCCGGCACCTCAAGTCGATAAGCGGACTATGGATTGGAAAAACGCTAATCCGTGGTTTGGCCCTGATGATGAGATGACGAGCTTTGCGCTGGGGTTGCATAATAAGCTCGCCAAAGAGGGCATTAGTCCTCAAACAGAAGAATACTTCGAGAGGATTGACTCTCGGATGCGCCAAGTGTTCCCCGACAAGTTCGAGGACACAACACAAGTGGAAGTAGCCCCGGAGCCGAAGCGTAAAGCACAGGTCGTGGCACCAGCAACGCGCAGTACTGCGCCGAAGAAGGTGACTCTAACACGTACCCAAGTACAAATCGCGAAGAGACTTGGACTGACCCCACAACAATACGCCAAACAGGTTGCATTAGATATGAGGAAACAAAATGGCTGAGAATCGCATTGACCGCGAATTACAGACGCGCGAAAAAACTGTTCGTAAAAAGTCTTGGCAGCGCCCGGAAACTCTTCCGTCGCCAACACCTGAAGACGGATATTCCTACCGCTGGATTCGTGTAAGCACTCAAGGCAATACAGATGCCACGAATGTTTCTTCTAAATTACGTGAAGGTTGGGAACCTGTAAAAGCAGCAGACCACCCAGAGATCACACTTGTTACTATTGAGAACGAACGTTTCTCAGACAACGTGGTTATAGGTGGCTTGATGCTTTGTAAGGCTCCAACAGAGTTAGTCGAAGAGCGGAATGATTACTATAGTACTCAGACCAAATCGCAGATGAACGCTGTAGATAACAACTTCATGAGAGAAAACGACCCTCGTATGCCTCTCTTTAACGAGAGAAAGACGAAGGTTACATTTGGTAACGGAACTTAATAGGAGCTTAGAATGGCTTATCCTACTGTAAGTGGTCCTTATGGACTTGTTCCGGTAAAATTGTTGAGCGGCACTCCATTTGTTGGTGGTGTTTATCGTTCGATGAAGATTGCTAGCAACTATGACACTAGCATCTTCTTTGGCGATGCCGTAACGCTAGTTACCGGAGGCACTGTTGAACGTGACCCGTTTGATGCTGCCATGACACCTGTTGGTGTCTTCATGGGTTGTAGATACACTGATCCAAACTTGGGTTATGAACTATACAGCCAATCATACCCTGCAAATACAGTCGCAGATGATATCATCGCGTATGTAGCAGATGCAACTGATCTACTGTTCAAAGCCGCTGTCGTATCTTCGGGTACAACTATCGGTGATCTTGCGCAGACAGATATCGGTGCAAACGTCGCGGGTGTAGACAACGCTGGTGATTCAACTTCGGGTAATTCTCGCGGTGCGATCTCAGATACGTCTGCAACTACAAATACTCTTCCGTTCCGTATTGTCGGATTGGTTGAGGAAACCAAAAACAGCTCGGGTGGTTACACTGAGGCTTACGTTAAATGGAACGCGGGTCACCAGTATAACAACACGACTGGCGTATAAGGAGGAGTAGACAATGGCTATTTCACGCGCCCAGTTACTTAAAGAACTCCTTCCCGGCCTGAACGCTCTGTTCGGAATGGAGTACGCAAAATATGGCGAAGAACACGCTGAAATCTATGAAACTGAGTCTTCTGATCGTTCATTCGAAGAGGAAACGAAGTTGAGTGGTTTTTCTGCGGCACCCGTTAAAGGCGAAGGTGCAGCGATTGAGTATGACAATGCTCAAGAAGCGTGGACTGCTCGTTACACACACGAAACTATCGCAATGGGCTTCTCTATCACTGAAGAAGCTATCGAAGATAACTTGTATGACTCATTGTCTGCACGTTATACAAAAGCGTTAGCTCGTGCGATGGCATACACCAAACAAGTTAAAGCTGCTTCAGTATTGAACAATGCGTTCTCTGGATCAGGCGTAACTTACGGTGACGGCAAAACATTGTGTGCAACTGACCACCCACTTGTCTCTGGTGGAACTAACTCAAATACTCCAGCCGTTGCTGCTGACCTTAACGAGACTTCTCTTGAAGCCGCCGTTATTCAGATCGCAGGCTGGACTGATGAGCGCGGTCTACTGATCGCAGCGATGCCACGTAAGTTGATTATCCCATCGAACCTACAGTTCGTTGCTACTCGCCTACTGGAAACAGAAGGTCGTGTTGGCACAGCGGATAACGACATCAACGCGCTTCGCAACAACGGTTCTATCCCAGAGGGCTATGCAGTTAACCATTATCTAACAGATACTGATGCATGGTTCTTGATGACTGACGTTCCAAACGGCTTGAAGCACTTTGTCCGTACGCCAATGTCTACATCTATGGATGCTGACTTTGATACAGGCAACAGCCGCTACAAAGCACGTGAGCGTTATAGCTTCGGGGTCTCTGACCCACTAGGTATCTTCGGATCACCCGGTGCAGCATAATTAGTTAGGGGGCTACGGCCCCCTTTCTTTTTTGTTTAATCTATATTATAGTAAGGTAATCCCTGACAGTCGCATGGTGTGACTGACAATAGCCAAGACAGGAGATTCATATGGCTACTACAACCTTTTCCGGTCCTATTAAGGCCGGGTCTGTCCGTGAAGGCGCATCTGCCAACGTAGGTTTCGTTTTAATGGCGCAGAGCGCAAATGTTACTTTTGCTGCTGACGGTACTGAAACTGTTGTTGCTACTGTTCCCGCAAACAGCCAAATTTTTCAGATTACTGTAGACGTAACTACAGCGTTTAACGCTGCTACGACTAATACTTTTGATATTGGTGATGGCTCAACCGCTGACCAGTATGCAGACGCATTGGCTGTTGGCGCTCAAGCGC